GCTACAGCTTCATCCCATTTACCACTTTGCATTGCGTCTCTAAAAGCAGGTGTTCTATCTAAACTTCCATATTGAAATGCAACAGAAGCTGCAACTGTTTTTTGTGCTGAAGATAAATCTTCAAACATTTTTCCACCCATCTTTTTAGCATTCTTATTCCATTCACTTTTAAGTTTGGAAAGAGAACTACCTTTAGACATCTTATCAATTTCTTTTGCTTCTGATGAAGTGATCTTTAACCCACCACGGTCAAGCAAAGCTTGAATAGCTGTCATGCCTTTAAGTCCGAGGAATGGTTTTAGTTTAGCTTGCAGTTCTGGTGATAATCCTTTAATATCTTGTGGACCTCTTGCACCTAAATCAAATCCTGTAGCAATTGTTACACCAGATTTAGAACCTTTCGGATCAGGAACATAACCTTGTAATCTTGAACCACCTTCTTTTTTAGAAATAAATCCCCAATCAATTTGACCTTTCTCAATCTTTACAGGTGTTACTATGGGCATAGATGGTTTCTTTGCATCATATATAGCCGCTTCATCAGCTTTAAGTTGGTCGAGTCTTTTTTTAAGTCTGGCCAATGTTTGCTTCCGCTCACCGGGAGCATTTTCCTTTCTTAGATTAGCAGCATCCATTTCATTATATACAGATTCTATTTCAGCTTCTATTCCTTTTAGATCACCTTTAGCAACAGCAGAGGATGCACCTCCTCTTCTTCTTTTAAGTTGTTCTTGTTTTAGTCTTTCTTGTTCTGCATTTTTTTCTTCTTGGGACATTTCATTATATTTTTTACCAGATTTTAATTCTCTTAATTCTTTTATTTCTTTTTGAGTTAATTCTTTTTGGGTCTTGCCAAACATAGTATCATATATATCACCAAAGAAATTTGTAATTCCTTTAGCCCATTTATCACCAGTTTCCTTTGATACCATACCTAATGTTAAAGCTTGCATAAATCCTGATAATCCAGCAGTCCATACGTCTTTAACAGTTCCACCTTCTTCCCATTTCTTATAACCGTCCAATATTCCTTTACCAACAGCTATAACTAATCCAGCAATACCAAGTCCTTTAGCAATTGTTCCAATCGCGGGCATCGCACCACCCATAGCACTAGCAAGATTACCAATAAGACCACCGGCACCTTTTGCACCCATAATTGCAACTTTTAATGGTGCAGTAAGTAAAGAACCCGTTGTTCCACCAATGATTTTTCCTAATGCAAACAAACCTACCATAGATTTAAATACACCACCTAGTTTGCTTACCATTCCATCTTTACTCGGGCCAAACCATTCTTCCCATTTTGCTTTAATATCTTTAACTAAGGAACCGTCATAACCAAGTAGTTTTGCACCCCAATCTAATATACTAGCAGCTGTGTCCATAGCAAAACTACCGATAACTCCAAAAACACCAAGAATTGCTGTAAATTTTTCTGTACCAGTTTTCTCATTCCAACCAGCTAATTGTTCTTTAATTCCAACAAACATCTGTGTTAGATTATCCCATTGTTCTTTAAATAATGTAATTGTAGCTGGTAGGAGAGTTTTCATCCCCCATGTCGCTATACTTTCGGCGAGCGGTTGTAGTACATTATATACTTTTTCTAATGCACCTTTAAACGCCTTCCAGAATTTTTCTAATTGTTTTATATCTAATTGTGTAAATAAAGCAACTAAACCAACACCCAATAAACCGACAATAAGTTTCTTATATTTACTAAACATTTTTTTAACACCATCAAGTAAACCTTTACCACCACCGACAGCACTTCCTCCTGCACTTTTTAATACACCTTTTAAACCTTCTAAAAACTTTTTATCGTTGGCCTTTTTCTCTTTTTCTGCTTCTATATCTTTAGGCGGTTCTTTAACAGCTTCTTTAACACCTTCTAATTGTTTTCTAATGTTCTCATTAATTTTTAATAGAGTTTCATTAGTCTGCTTTTGTGCAGATGTTAAGTCTTTTAAATTGTCGTCAGCCATTATGGTTTATCCTTGTTGTTGTTTTTGTCTTTCGTTTTCTTCTTCAATGTGTTTCATTAATAACATTATATAAATTTCACGTTCCCATGGAATTAGATTTTCTACCTCGACCAATGAATACTTATGATGTTGCATCAAACTAAAATTAGTGTTATAATAATTACTTATTGATTCCTGTCCGAGGCTTATGCGAAAAAAGACCCAAGACCCTCCAAGGTCTCAGTACCCTTCCATCCACATATACTAGCATTTTTTGATTTACCATTCTTTGAAGTACATTTTAATTCAAGTTCATGTTTTAAAACAGGAACTGTATCAAAGAAGTTTTGAATTTTTTTGAATGAATCATCAGGTAATGATTCCATAAATTCATTTAATTCTTCTCTAGTGTGATCTTTTGAAGCATATACTGTTTCTTTATCCCAAATAGATTCTATACAAAATGAAATAGTAGTGAATACATTTTCTACATCACTATTTTCTTTGCTAATAACCTTTTGTATATCCATTGAAGGATATTTCATAATTACACCAACATCATCTGATAATGGTATTTTAATGTCATGTCCTTCTGTTCTGGTTATTTCTATTTTTGATAAATCAACTTGTATAGCAATTGGTTTTTTACATTTACCACATTCAAACGATAAGTCAACAATTTCACCTTTTGATTTAGCTCTTAATTGTAAAAAGATATATTCAATATCAAACATCGGCATATTTTTTACATCAAGATCCTCATATACGCAATTATGAATTATATCTTTAATTGCCGTTGTCATTTCTTCTTCTTTATCGCTTTCCATAGCAATAAGAAGAATCTTTTCTTCTTTGACCAAGAACGGTCGATAATTTACTTCTTTTCCAGATGACGGAATTTTTAATTGATACTTGGGTACTGCGATTGTTGGTAATGCCATTTCATTCGCTCCTTTTATGAAATAATAATTAAATAATAATTAAATACTAATACCTCCGATCATATTTTTTCCTCTTACTATTGTTGACAATTTTGGTAAAGATAAACTATCAAGGAAATGTCCCATAGTCGATCCAGTTTCACTTGCTATTGCCATAGCTTCGTCAATATGTCTTTGAAAGTCATTGAACGTATTTAAAAAAGAATTTTCTGGTACAAGGCCAGTATGATCTGTATATTTAATATCACGATATGTTATATTTGTAGATACTTTTTGAATAGCACCTTGTAAACCATGACCTAAAGCTAGTGGTGTAACTGTTTTTGGATATGCTTCAAGTAGTGTTGCAGATAACATAACTTTTAAATCTTCACCGTCTGGTTCTGCAACACCGGAACATTGATGAATTGTTATTGTACCAATATAATCAGTATAATAACTAACTCGCGTATTAACAATCATTAAATCCATCCATGCTCTAATAAAATTAAATTCTTGTACATCATCACTTACATAAAATGTCAGGGTTACTGGTTCTACTATTTTATCATAAGCATATTCTGCCGTTGAAAATGCACCCATCTGTGGTGTTGGTTTTGTTGCTATTACCTGACCTGGAATTGAAACAGTATCACAATTCAATGCTATTTCTTTTAGTTGTTTTGAATAATCTCCCCGAAGTTTATTAGGAGGTGTAATTGTAACATAATATAAATAAGGCCTTGAAAATAAATTAGACCTTTTTACCTGAGACATCATTCTGTTTATATTGTTGTCTGCTGTATATGTAGCCATGGTTTGTCCTTTTATTGTCTTTGTTTTACTAAACTATCTTTCCAAACTAATATACTATTCACTTTTTTTCCTTCATTTGTAATAAACATTTCTGCTGGTTGTTCTAATGATAATAACCAGTCCGCTGGATGAACTTCTATGATTTTCGATTTAATATTATCTTTTTTATATTTTCTAAAAGAAACTTTGGCACCTCTGAATTTCTTTGATATTTGTATAATTTTCTGAAATGCTTTAGCAAATAATATAGTCTTTTCTGTAATAATATCTGTTGTAGAAAAAAATGGTTTCATATTTTCAAATAACTTGATTCTTTCTTTAGGGGCTAGATAATGAAAATCAATACCTTCATATAAACCTTTTCGTTTTCTTAGCATAAATATTAATGGAAACTTATTATAATATTTTGTGTCACTACTAGCCATGTATCTATAAATATACATTTTACCGGGAATTAATCGTGTTACTTCTTTTCCTTTTATTTGTCTTAATGTTGCCATATATATATTTATAAGACTTTTTTAGATTTTTTAGTCTTGATTCCTAGCTCTTTTTCGGTTATAACTACAAATTCCCATCCTCGCTTCTCGGCCCATTTACGAGCAGCCTTCCATTTTGCCTGATTCATTATATAAGTCTTGAGTTTCTTGATATATCCCGGAGTCTGCTTCTTTGGTTTCTTAGGTGGTTTACATTGGTCTGCTGGTTTTACTTCAATGATATATTTTTGACATTCTCCTGTATTGGACTTCACTTTAGCATAAAAATCTACAAAATATCGTCTGGTTTTCTTTTCTACTGGATTATAATATGGAATAATGACATTTTCAGACGCCCATTCAATTACTTTGGGATGAGTGTCAAGATACTTCATATATCTCAATTCCCATGTTGAGCGATATTGACATTCTTGAAGATTTGCTACATATTTTTCTTTATTTTGAACTATGTAGCGACCGACTCTTGGATATTTTTTCATAAAACTGTTATAAATATAGTATAGTTCCAGTATTTATAATAGGAGTAGGAAATGCCAAAACAATCAATCACAGAAATATACGAAGAACAAAGAGGAAATGTTGCTGATAGGGAAGGTCAGACTTTACCGACATATCGGTATCCGATACACCTAGATAACTTTAATAGTGATAATGTGACACCCATACTTCAAGAATGTATTCATTTTACTGCTGTCAAGCAAGGTGGTATTTCTTTACAAGCAGAGGCAGATAATTCTAAGGCTATAGCAGAAGCAGAAGCAGACCAACATAGACAAGAAATGATACATAAAAATGGGATGTTAAAAACAGGTTCTTCAGGTTCGTATGTTCATCCTGACAATACAGCAAGAGAGAATCGAGACGCAGATTATGCAACTACTCAAGCAGAAAATGGTGAACGTGCAGATAAAAGTATTGTAGGTATAATGGCAGAAGGTGCAAAAAAAGGACTGAAAAAAGTGGGTGAAGTAGTAACAACACAAATGAAAGCAATGCAACAAAAACCTAAAAATCTTGAACATTGTTTTTTATATATGCCTAGTTCTGTACAGTATGAAGAAGGTGCATCATGGGGAGCAGCAGAACTTGGTGGATTAGGCAACATGATAAAACAAGGATTAAGAGGGCAAGGCTCTGCTACTGATATTGTTAAAAACTTTTCTGGTGGCACGATTACTGGTCTTGCCAAAGCAGTTGCTGTAGGTGGTGGTGCATTAGCAGCAGGTGCTATTGGGGCTCTTGGTGTAGCTTCATTATTTGAAGGTGTTGGTAGTGGATTAAGAGCTGCAGGAAGATTTACAGAAAATCCTTATGAAGAGCAATTATTTAACGGAATCGGATTTAGAGAATTTTCTTTTGAATTTGCATTTGCTCCTGCTAGTGAAGCAGAAGGTAATGAAGTAGATAAGATTATTAAGATGTTTAGATTTCATTCAAGACCAAATTTTGTTGGAGGATGGCTTGGTGAAGGACTTTATACATTTCCGAATGAATTTAATATAGAATTTTTAATGAATGAGGGTGGAAAATTTGTGGTACATAAATTCTTACCAAAATTATATAATTGTGTATGCACGAATGTTTCTACTAATTATTCACCAGAAGGATTTTATGTAGCATTAAGAGATGGTAGACCAGTTTCATATAATCTTAGTTTAGCTTTTACAGAAACCGTGAAAATTACTCAAGATGATATAGCTATCAAAGGATACTAATATGGCTTACTTTAAATATTTCAATAAAATTAATTATGATGTTCGTGGTGTTAAAAACAATGAGAATGTGGATGTTATAACAAATTTACTTCAACGCGTTCGTTTAAAAGTAAATTTTATAAAAAATCAAGCCTTTTTTGCCCAACATCAAATAATGGATGGGGAAACACCAGAATATATTGCCTATAAGTATTATGGTGATACAGAATTACATTGGGTTGTTTTATATGCACAACAAGCAACTAATCCATATTATGATTGGCCATTAACTTATTCCCAATTAAAGAAGTTTGTTGATAAAAAATATGGTGCAACTAATATTAATAATACCCATCATTATGAAGATGCAGATAAATACCAAGTTGATTCAACAGCATCTGGTGCAACCGCTATTACTAATTTTGTGCATGAAGAAACATTAAATGACGCAAAAAGAAATTTAACTCTTATTCGACCTGAATATGTTGGCGATATAGTTAAAGAACTTAAAGAATTGTTAAAATAATATGCCTAAAACACAAGTACGCGCATCTGAGGTAAGATTTGAATTTTTAGAACTCATAACACCGACAGGTTCTTTTGATCTTCAAAACCTGTTTGTTAGTATGAATATATACGAAGATTTATTTGGCGATCATGTTAGTATGGATATACTTCTTAATGATTCTATTAATCTTCCACAAAAAGCACCCATACTCGGTGAAGAATATCTTAATTTTAGAGTACATAATAAATCTATTGATGGTGAAGGTGTTGATATAGCTCCCGGTCCAATGTATACGGTTTCAATAACTGATAGACATATTACTAAAGATCGACAACAATTATATCTTCTTCATCTTACTTCTGAACTAGATATTACAAATAGTAATACTACTGTTAGTAGATCATTTCGTGGTAAAAAAATTAGTTCTATTGTTGATACATTATTAGTTGATTATCTGAATATAGAGAATGATGTTGTTATTGAAAAAACTACTGGTTTAGAGAATATTGTTATTCCTAACTGGAAGCCATTCAAGGCTGTTAATTGGTTAGCAAAGAGGGCAATAAATGAAAATAATGTACCAAATTATTTGTTCTGGGAATCTAATGGTACTACCTATTTTCAAAGTATTGAAACTTTATTAACACAACAAGTTAAGCAGAAATTTATATTTTCACCTATTATTAATGCTAATCAGAAAATAGAACAATTAGCATTGGGTCGGATACAACTAGATAATTTAGAAATTATTAATCAATTCAATACTACAAGAAATATTGAAAATGGTCTATATGCTTCTAAATTAATTACACATGATATTGTAAAAAAGAAAATTCAACAGCATACATATAATTTAACTAGAGCTTATGCGTCTGATATTACACATACAGATAAATATATGCCTATAAGTTCTACTGAAACATATTATGATGTTTCTGATCGTTTTACATTTGCACCACAAGAGATTGGTAGTAATAAAGGTAATAATATGCAATCATATTATGATAGTAAAGTTATGTTTCATCCAAAACATAATCAAATGTATTCACAAAATAGTAATGATTTGTATGATAATAATGTAGAAGAATGGAAATTAAAAAGAAATGCGTTAATACTTGGTTTAGATCAAATAAAATTACAAATTACTTTTTCTGGTAAATCATATTTACGAGCAGGTCATACGGTTGATATAACTGTACCATCATCAGAAAAAGTATTAGAACAAAATCCTGGGAAAGTAAAAAATCCAGATGATTTAATTGACAAGTATTTATCTGGAATTTATTTAATTACAGCTTTAAGACATATGATTGAATGGAATAGTGGTAAACCAGTATATACAATGGTCGCTGAAGTTACAAAAGATGCTTTAGGTGATGTTCCCTCATATAGGAGTAAAGAATAATGTACGGTGAATTTGTATGGTGGCAGGGTGTTGTTGAAGATAGAATCGACCCATTAAGATTGGGTCGTTGTCGTGTTCGTATTCTGGGATACCATACTGATAATAAACAAGATGGTGAAGGGATTCCAACTGTTGATTTGCCATGGGCAACTCC